GATGACGTTTAAGTTATGCCAACGCCTCACATCCACTGTCTCACGTCGCTCAAAGTCGCTGGTACAGGAAGCTTCAGACTCGCCTCTGGACAATTCCTCGGAGACTACGGAGCGAATCTCCAGAACCCAGACAAAGAAGCCCTTGATATATATATCGCGCCGCCGGGAATGACGTTCGTCCAGTGCGACCAGAGCGGCGCCGAGGCTCTCATCGTGGCGAACCTTACGCGCCCCGGCAAGTATCGTGAGCTGTTCAGCGTGGGCATCAAGCCTCATACCTTTATCGCTCTCCATATCTTCTGCGAGGCTATGCAGAACGAATGGCCTCTCGCGGGTAAATCCCCAAGCTATTGGAAAAGCCTAAGCCCAACCCAACTCAAGCAAGACAAAGATTGGAAACCCCTAGACAAAGCAATCAAATCCAGCGATAAAGAATACAAGATCGGCAAGATGGTTTGCCACGCTTCCTCCTATAGGATGCGTGAGCGGACCTTCCAGCTTCAGACTCTCAAGCAAAGTCATGGCACTTTGACTCTCAGTCTCCAAGAATGTAAAACATTTCTCGGCTTCTTCGCATCATTGTTCCCCGAAATCATAGAATGGCAAGATGAAATTGAATTTCAGATTAGAACTAACCGTCAGCTCCGTAATCTGTTTGGGTATCCACGTAGGTTCGAGAGAACTATTACTGACTCTTACATCAGGGAAGGCATCTCGTGGGTTCCGCAGTCCACCGTGGGCTGTATCACACATCTCGCGATCAACCGATATAATAAAGAACGTCCAGAAAAAACGCTACCGGCGATTAACAATAAACATGACTCTTTTCTGGCGCTGGTTCCAGATGGGCTTGTCAACGACACGGCTAAGCTCATGCAAGATTGCCTCGCCATTTCTCTCACAGGCCGAGACGGCATCAACTTCACGATGAAATCAGAAGCCCAAGCCGGAAAGAACTGGGGCAAGTATTCTAAAGAGAACCCCAACGGCATGAGAGATCTCGCCTAAATCCGGCCCAGGAAAAGCTCCCTCGCTTTACTCCCATGAGACAGACGAACGACCGAATAACACAGATCGTCAATGCGATCCGTGAAAAAGTAAAAGAGTGGCCGCCCAACCTGCCGCCACCATCGGTTGTTATTGTACACGAGACTCATCTTCCCAGCGAGTTCGATCCGAACTTCGAGAAGCTTGAAGGTTTCGACGTTATCACCACACTACAAATCCGCAAAAACTCTGTAAGACTCGCATACTTGCATGAGCCCTTATGAAGACTGGTGTTTGTACACAAAGGACGTACAAAGCCCACAACCATTTGTGGATGCTGCTTTCTATTTCATGATCGGCGCGGCCCTACAGAGGCGCGTATGGTTCGGAGACATAGACTTCCACGCAGTATTCCCTAATCAATACATCGCATTCATCGGCCCTGCTTCCGCCGGAAAGTCGCTCATCACGAGCCCGATGAAAGACCTACTCGAAATCCCAGCCGACGTTAAGCAGCCCGAGAATGACCTCGCTGCCGAACTTCTCGGCGAAGATGCTTCAGAGAACCGCAAAGGCGCACGACAGCCTCTTATCTATATCGCCCCAAACAGCACGACCTTCGAGCAATTCACGATGGAGACTTCCAAAGTCGCATATCTCCATCGTTATCTCGACTCTGCCGGTAGAAGAAAAGCCTATCATCACAGCTCTCTCGTATTCATCCTTGACGAACTAACATCTATCTTTAAGAAAAATGCAGAACAACTCTCCGACTTTCTTCTCGAAGCTTATAACGGTGGAAAGAAGTACGTTCGAAAGCTTAAGCACAGCGACACGGACTTCTGCACAAATATGTGTATCAGCCTGCTGGGAAACACCACACTGGGCAAATTCCAAAGTCTACAGAATCAAGATATTCTCTCGGACGGTTTTATGGCTCGAACGATCATCGTGTATGGGATCGAAAAACGCTTTCATTTATATTCCATTCCCTCTCTTACTGAAGATCAGAAGGCAGCCAAGGGTCGCCTTCAGAATTACATTAGGCAACTTAACACTGTTTATGGACCTGTTACATTAAACGACGAAGCTAAGGAATACATTCATCATCACTTCGAACTTCATCCCAATCTCGTCCACACGAATAAACATCCGATGCTGGATGAATACTATGGCCGAAAGAATCTCCATCATCAGAAGATCCTCTTTGCCGTACATTTCGCCCGCACTACGGACATGATTATCACACGCGAAGATGCCGAAGAAGCCACAGCGCATCTCGCCCGTCTTGAAAAAGATATGCACATTCCCTTCGTAGGAATGGGCCGCAACGAAAGCGCAAAGATCACAGAAGACATCTGGCGCTTTATCAAAAACTCAAACAGAGCGACAAAGAAATCAATCTTTATTCGTTTTTACCAATCACTCAAAACCCCAGATGAACTCAACCGAGTCCTCGATGATTTGATGACGATGGAGCGTATAACAAGAGTAAGAGAAAATAATATTGAATACTATGTTAACAAAGCAAACAACTGAATCATTAAGAGATACAATGAGAAACGCAGGCATTGGCATTGAGCCAGTAACTGGACCAATCATACACAACAATGCCTACATTCGCGCCCAGTTCCTGAAAGAAGTAGAGAAGCTGGTATGCACCGACAGAAACATCACACACGGCGACGCTGAGGATAACTTCCGAGTGATTGCTCAGTTGTGGAATGTCTACATCCACAACAGCAAAGGCGAAGAACTAAACAACAAAGATGTCGCCATCATGATGTGCTTGTTTAAAGTATCGCGCCTCATGTCTAACGTAGACAATCTTGAGAACTGGCTCGACCTCGCAGGCTATGCGGCCTGTGGCGGTGGGATAGTACGGAAAGAATCAGGTAAGTTCTAACAAAAAGAAAACCCGCTCTGCTTATCACAGGGCGGGTTTTTATTTTACCTCAGGCCAGACATTCCTTCTATCAAACTCTTTCGATACTTGTTCTCATACTCTCTCGTCATATACCGTCTCATTGTCTCAGCCCCAGCGCCTTCTTCTGCGCCTTCGACAAAGCTCAGATATCTCGCCGCTTTCATCGGCTGCCTTTCCAGCGAAGGCATGATCTGATTCTGACTTGTCTTATACTTCCTAATCCGGCTCGCATAATCTTCTGGTGACGTTGCTTCTTCTCTTGCTTTAGATACCAACTCAAATGCCTCTTCGCCGGTCTTCTCCGTAATTTCTCCACGCTCGAATTCTCTCTCAGCCAAGTTGCCGTAGTTCACAGAGAACGTCCCTGATTGCGTAGATGCTCCAGTTAATTCATCAAACAACCGACGCTTGCGACGATCATCATAACGCAGGTTCTCATCTTCATCCAACCAATTCCGTCCGACGCGAGCAACCTGAATGTGCGTCTGTGCAATATCACCCATCATCTGACGCAACACAAGACCAAAGTCTTCGCCATCGTCAATAGCCTTGAGTGCCACCGCCACTTTCTTACTGGTATCAAACACAGCATTCGCCACCGGCGCAGTAGCCATACCTTGAGCCGTCCCACCAACAGATGCCGTCATAACCATCTTAGCTAGATCGCCAGCAATACCGAACGTACCGACACCTTGCACAATGTTGAGAAGCTTTGCACTCAACTGTTGCATTCCTTCAGTACCAAGCTCACCTTGATTCTGCTGCATCCAGCTCTCAAGTTCGCTCCAGTTCACATCACGACCTTCGCGATTATTCATCCACTCACGGATCTGATCGACAGCCGCGCCGCCCATCACACCAATAAGCAAGTGACCGATCAAAGGCTTGACGTTACCCTGCATCGCAGGCTCAATCGCAAACTTAACAAAGTTGCTGTACTGTCCAGCGCTCCACTTAGACCAAGTCAAATAAGGCGCAGCGCCACTCTCAAGCATCCACGCGGGAAGCTGTGTCATGTCATAAGAACCCTGCATCAACTGACCGAACTGTCCGGCAAGGTCTGCATCTGATCGAGTGCGCCAGTCAGGGCTAAGTGTATCAAGCATGCGCACAGCTTCTTTGTCGCCCGTGGCCGCTTTGCGCTTGTTGATCTGCACGAGAACTTCACCCCAACCCTGCGCCATAGTCCGAGCAGCTTTCTCAAGCGTATTCAATCCCGTATACTTAGAAACAAACTCAGCGAATTTGTTCATGTAACCGGAAGCATCTCCAATTACGCCCGCAACCTGACGCATGTTCTGCGCGCCATCGCGTTTATTCAAACCCGACGCGTAAGAGCGTTCTTGCAATGCCGACCAATCGCCAAGATTCTCAATAAACTTTAGCGTGCCCGGCAGATAATCACTGCCTTGAAGATACCTAAGCCCAGCGATCATCGTCGTAGGTATTTCGGTAGCCTTAGAGACAGTGCCGATTGTCAACGAACTAATTCCGCGAGAAGCTCCAGACGCAAGTTCATCTGGCCGACGAGCAGGTTTGCCACTCATCTCACGCAAGATAGACTTTACGCTGTTGTCGTCTCCGATATAAGGAACAGCCGCTTTAATCTGTGGCGGAATAGGTTGATCGTTGAAGTACTTCTCAGCACCCAGCGCAGCCATAATTTCCGGAGACTTCTCCATGTGCTCTTGCATCGCATAATCCATAGCCGAGCGACGATCATAATTCTCAACGAGCTTCATGATGTTATACTCGCGCCATGAATCAGGCAATGGAATGCCTTGAGCCTTACGAGCGCCAGCGAAAGTTCCTACGGCGGTCGGATCATAAGGCACAGACATCTCACGAATAGCATCATTGAATTCTGCAATCGCACGAGTCTGAGCTTCTTGCAATGGAACACCGTTCTGTTGATGAAACTGCGTGTGTTGTTTAACGTAGTCATCCTTCAACTTAACGTATTCAGGAGAGCGTTGTTTTGTGGTGATAATATCACGCACACTATCACTCCACATATGGAACGGTCCATAGTAAGGATCAGTCAAACGCGCACGCTGACCGCCAGCAGTGCGGATAGTATGACCGGCTTTGTTTGTCTCAGTGGGCCAGAACTTCTGCCACTCGTTACGATATTCGTTATAGGCCGCAGCGATCTCACTCGGCGGCTGAATGAAACGCTGCTGGTCAAACTCTTGACCGATATGCTTACCAAGCATCACTTGACGCTCAGGCGACAGCGAAGACATCGCTTGTTCTTTAGACGACGCTTGACCCTGCATGAATTTACGCGTGGCATAGTAACTACGCATACCTTGCGCTACTTGGGAAAAAATGCCGCCGCGGGATTCAAGGTTGTCGATTTCTGAGAAGTTACGGAGGCGGTCAATAGGGCCGCGTTGATAACGGATGTCTTTGCTCTGTTTGTTAAACCGTTCCGACAATGGAATGACGTTGCCAGCATTATCACGAGTAATGGGGTCGGCGGATTTGATATTGTTGGAGTCAAAAACTCCATATTGTTTTGCATATTTTAATTTACCACCAGCAATGCGTTCACCTATAGGCGATAAAATAAAACTAT